TACAGGAATGAAAGCATTTCCCTCGTCACCCTTGCGGTGAAGGATGTAGTACTTGGAGTTGTCTTGCATCCTCACCATGTACTTGGCGCTCTCGTAAATCAGCTTACCTTCAATCATGATGCACCCCCGAACACATACACAGTGATTGCCATGATGATGGTGGCCGCAGTGAAGACGGCCCCCTCTACGAAACTCCAGAGAACTGGATGAGATTTACTGGTTCTGTACTCCCAATCGGATAGACGTTGTAACATGTGGTGTCTCCTTATCTGTTACACGGAAAATAAATATGGCGTGGTCGAGTTGTCTTTGTCGTCCTTTCCATTCGAGTGGTTGGCCAAGACATCTTGAAGCGCCTCTCCCATTGTTGGGTAGAAGGCTTCGTCTTCGGGGGTTGGCTTCAACGCATCATACAATTGCCTCGGCGTTGCGTCCTTCAACTTTGTCTTTGCGGGGGATGCGTTAGCCAACCTCCTCGCTTCTTTATTGAGGATCGCACCGACGACGTGGATTGGCTCGCCTGTGATCTCCGAAATATCTCTGGCTGATAAATGCTTGCCTTGTGAAAGCCCAGACCTTGCGACTTCCAAGACCTCTCTGTTGAGTCCTTCTGGTGTGAGGTTGAAGTAGCGTAACGCATTCATCATGGTGCTGTAGTCCATGCCAATGAGCTTTGCTGTCTCTCTCAAGCCATGCTTCTTGATCAATCCCTTGATCGGATTACGCAGTATCGTTACGTCACGACCTCTCTTAGTCCCTCTCGAAAAGAGATGGATTACAATAGAAGCGTGAGGCTTGGATGGCTCGTCTTTGTTGTACGTCATATGGATCTCCCTATACTGGACGTTGTCGTGGTATCAATGCACACTTGCTGTTTCGTGCGCCTATGATCTCGATTGTTAAGTAAGATTTAGTTTCTTCGTTCCACACCTGTTGAGGTGGAGGTAGGCTTGCAAGCCATTGGCTTACATATGCTTGGCACTCAGGTTTCGAGGCTTGGCATACTTCCAGTCGTGATGTCGGGGTTATCATCCCGAACACGACGATAGATACAAATCCACAGAACATGTAGATCTCCTTTTGTGGTGTCTAACAAACTAAAGTTTAGCATATGTTATAAAAGATGTAAAGTAACACTAAAAAGATGGCAGAATACAGCCATTTATTTGCAAAGGGACATTTCCCTATATAGATACTTATAGGGTTTTGTCCCTTTGCTTTTGTGTCAAAGCCAAGCAGGTGGTTGCGCTCGTGTCCACTTGTGGATGTGAGCCTTGGCTACACGGTAGTAGTTGCGGTACGCCTTGATGTAGTTGCTGCATTTGAACTCGTCGGGCATACATTGTGGCGGCGTAGTGTGGTCGAGGTACTGGCACGTATCCATCTCGTGTGAGATTGGTCGAGCGCAGTTCAAGAGGACAGCTTGGCTTGCATGTACTCTACCGTAACGAGCGGTGTACTCATGGCACAGTGCAAGGCCGTGTGTTACAGCCCATGCCAAGTTCTCCTTGGTTTCACGCACCCACTTGGTCATCGGGTGGTTCTTGTGGGCAACTTTGTACAAGCCATTCGTTGTGATGCCGAAGTCGTTGGCCATGTAGTGAAGCGCAGTGCTACACATCTGTGCCGTTTCGAGTGGCATCTTCACGACGTGCTTGTCACATGCAGACCAAGCCGCCTGTGTCGGGTCGTCTTCAATAAAGAAAATGTTCATCAGGTATCCTCCTTCAGTAGTTGCAGTAGCTCGTCGTCAGTGAGGCAGTCATCGCAGACCCACTCGCCATTGATGGTGTTGTATTCGAGTGTCAACTCATCGCACCGATCACACTCAATCATCTGGCACTCGGCACACATGAACCCGTCGTACTTCTCATTGCCTGCGGGTACGCGGTTGACAAACTTACCGCTACCCATTGAGGTGGACTGCAAGCACTCGACGCAGTGATCACCGATGTCTACAGTGTTCATTCGTTATCTCCTCCTCCAAAAATCAATTTTGCGCGGGCAAAGTTATCGAGGCCGTCTTCGTCATCGCCTTCTTCCACATCAAAAAATTCCAGTTCACCGTGGCCGTCATACTTGCCGCCTTCCTTCCAACCTTCGGGGCCATCGTCATCGTAGACATCATTCCACCGTTCGATTGCGTCAGCCTCGTCCTTGGCTTCCATAATTCGATACCATTCCCTTGGCGAAGACGCATAAATTGTAAACTTAGGCATTACTTTTCTCCTTTCGGGTTGTTGTCATTCATCTCAACGACGTCGTAGATACTAAAGTCACCATCCCAATCACTGGGCTTCCAGACTAGATGTCTGTGGCTGGGGGCATTCACAAGTTCCTCAATTTGATCCCTGTCTTCGGCATCAATCTCAGTTACCCACTCCTCGGTGACAGTGGCGTACAGTTTATACTTAGGCATTAGCTTTCTCCTTTCGTGTCTTTGTAGCTTTGGTAGTACGGTATGTTTTCTTTCCACTCAGCGTACTTCTCTAGGCTTCTCTCGCATGGCGGCAAGTAGTCGTCGGGTTCCTGTACAACTTCGAGAACCATAGCTGTTTGCTGTTCGCGTCCCTCGCCACTGTCTACACATTGCACTTGGAGCGCACCGTCGTGGTAGTCCAATTCATCAGTCACGTAGTCGTTCATGATTTGCTCTGCGTGTTCTTGGTGATCAGCAACAAAAGAAACTTGCTGAACATATGTGCCTACCCACTTGGCAGTGTATGTTTGTCTAGTCATGAGCTTTCTCCTTTTGCGTCGTTGTCCTCAATTTCAGTGACGTCGTAGACAAGAAATTCTCCAGCCCACTCAGGGTTGTCCCGCCTCCAGAATTGAACACCTTTGGTTTCAAAATCCTGTGTCATCCCGTGGTTTGTGGAATAGAACTCTAAGTCACAAGCGATCTCCTTGGCTTGCTCCTCGTCTTCAGCCTCGACCTCGGTTATCCAGTCCTCGGTGATGGTGGCTTGCACTGTATATCTAGGCATTAGCTTTTTCCTTTCGTGTAGTTGGGTGTAATTTTTATTTCGACCTCTCCGCCCAGCGCTTCTACAAGTTTTGAGAGTGTGTTTAATGTGATGTTGTTTTCCTTACCCAACATTCTTGATACCCTCGATTGCGCCACACCAAGCATGTCGGCCACTTCCTTTTGGTTTTTTGGGCCTCGCTTTTTTCCCCTATGGTCTGTTTCCTGAGACCATTTGTATGAGTCCAACAAGTTTTGCACCTGTCTCTTCACTTGAAGCGGCAGTCGATCGGCTCTGTATCCCTCCACTATCTCGTAGTCGTCGATGGTTCGTTTCGGGACAGGGGTTGGCCAGTTCTGCATGACTTCATGCGACCACAAGTTCCCAAGCTTGCTGTTCTGGTAGAGCAGGTCGTAGAACTCTTCGGTCATGTCGGGTGGCCGCTTCCACCACCAGTGCATATCTCCGAGATTGCACATCTTTTCGTGATGCCGTGCTTGTTTGTCCCAGAGTTGATTACCGAACCGTGCGTTATACTCTTCTTCGTCCGTGTAATAATGCGCTACGAACTCGTAGACTTCGGGTGAAACTTTGATCTTGTCAGTCATGCGGTGTCTCCTCTCGCGTCGTTGTCCATGCGTCGTCTCGCTTTCCATGAAGGGTACTTTCCTTCCACGAATTGCTCACCGAACGCCTCGTGCATAGCAAACTCCAAACAACCGTGAGCCTCCCACAGACGCTGAACGATTTCGCAGTCGGTACTGTTGTTCCAATCTTGCAAGTTTTCGTCAGCGATTTCTTCCACCAGATCCCTCAAGGTGTAGTGGGTGTACGAGAAGCTGAAGAATTTCCACAGCTTGTCACGCAAGCCCTTGCTCATCTCTTGTTTGTTGGTCATATGTTTCTCCTAAAAAAAAGGCTCCCGTTATGGGAGCCGTTGGTTGAAAAGCCAGGTGGTTCGTGAGTGCATCACGCCGCAGGCTTGATAGAGAACGGTTGCGAATACCAGAACAACCCGAACTCTTCGGCATAGACGTCGAGAAGCCCTTGAACTGGATCACCAAGAAGCACTAGCGCATTGGGATTAAGATCGCAGTAGTAGATTGCCTTGGCTCTTTCAACGTGCAAGATCGCGTCGTCGATATGAGCAGTTGGCAGCATCTCATATGCCTTCATGACGTCGAACATCATGTTGGCCATAAGCAATGCGTCAGCATAACAGTCTTCCGAAATCAGGAAGTCCGTGCAAACATACTTGTTGGTCTTAGGGTTTAGATAACCGACTGTAACCTTGAACTCATATCGCTTCATGAGCAATCTCCTTGATGGTTGAAGTGAATCGCTTTTAATCTTTACAAGTAAAGAAAATGCAGGCGTGTCGTTGTCGCGGCGTTGTCATGCGAAGATCATGATCAGCAAAACGAAATCAAAAAATAAAGAAAAAAGAAGCTCCATTACGGAGCTTCCCTGTCGTCAAATCTCTTGCTCAAAACCTCAGGGCCGTGCATAGCCCGCGCAATCTTGACAAGAGCATCATAGACTCTTGAGTAGATAACCCAAGAACCAAAGACAAGAACTAAGGCGACGTAAAGAGCAATCATAGCATCGATAAACATAGTAAATTCCTTTCAAAAAAAAGGCTCCCACTAGGGGAGCCTGTTTGAGATTTCAGATAATTTTTTCTTGGTCATGACTCGATTATCAAGTCGAAACCAGTAGACCAGCTCCGCTAGGAGCTGATCCAAGGTTTTCGAGTTCAAGAACCGAGGAGAGCAAGAGTTCTGTTACTGTGACAAGTCGCTAGAGACTTCTTGACCCTAGAGATCTGTTTCTCATTACCAGAAGCTATGGCCTTTGCTAACTGTTTCTCAAAGCCATTGATAGCCTTGTCATAGTTAGATACCGAGGACAAAGCGGCTTGTTCTAGCATCTTGTTAGTGTCCTTCGGCTTAGAGGGCTGAGAGACTGGCTTCGCAGCTTCGACTGGCTTGTCTTCAGGGATTCCGAAGTCGGCCTTCGTAGCTTTTCGAAGATCTGACTTCAGGATCTCAGCGTGGTTGTTAGGATCAACGAAGACAGTAGTTTCGTCTTTGATGGTCGCTGACTTGTAACCACCTTTGACCTTGACGAAGATAGCTCCGTTCTTGTCTAGCATTACTCCTCTAGGGTTAGGAAGAATCTTAGTACCGAAGATGAGATTTACGGATAGTGTGTTTAATGTAGCCATAGTTGGTTGTTTTCCTTTCGAGAAAAACGAGGTAAAAAAAAGCGAACCGAAATCGGCTCGCTATAAATCCTTACAGTAAAAGAATTACACGAAGTTGAAGGTCACTTCGGAATCTGGTTGAAGGGCAAGTTCGGCCCAAGCAACGTCATTCAGAAGCTTATTCCATGACTTAAGATCTGTGACCTTTCTGTCATGTAAGTCAAAGAACCTTTCAGCAACTCCAAAGCTGAACGGTAGCTTCGCCTCTAGTTCCCAAAGCCGTTTTCCAAGGTGGTTTTTGACCTTCGAAGCGGCATCGAGGTCTAGCTGACCATCACTACGTCTTAGAGGCTCTAATGTAGCCATAAAGACCTGAGTTTCAGTAAGCTTTACTTTCTTAGTTCTTGGCATGATCTTTTCCTTTCGCCAAAAAAAAACGAGCCAAATTCGACTCGCTTTTAATCTTTACAGTTAATGAAACCTTCCAAATTTCGGGAAAGCTGAACCGAGTTTTTCGGCTCGCTTTTAATCTTTACAAGTCAAAGAAAGGGAAAAGGGACGATGAAACTTGAAAAATAGCTAACTTGTTAGCTATGAACAAAAAAGCTCTCGAAAAAGCATCGAAAATCGCAACGCTATCTCCTAGAGAGATAGCAAAAATTCGAACCGACCTTTCTCGCGCTGTATCCAGAATACAACCTGATGTAGAAGCTGTCTTAAATGGTGATAAGAAGTGGTCACAAGTACAGTTAGGTCTATACCGTTTACTGTTACATAAGATTGTTCCAGACATATCAGCTACTTATGTTGATTCCCCCAATGGAAGCTCTCAAAGAATCTCTGGTCTTTCAAGAGATGAACTTGAGATGATGGTAGCAGAGAGAAGAGGAGATAATTCTGTTAATACTATCACTACACCGCAGAAATCCTCGACTTTTGACCCAGTCATCATAAATGATGACAAAAAATGATCCTCACCGCCGCTCCAGATCCGCGCAATTACAGGGGGGCGTACCCGCGCAAAACCCCCAAGCGCGTGCGGGCCATGTCACCTCCCCTAGCAGGTGGGGGGTGCTATCACAAAAGGGAACCTAGAATGACCAAAGTAGTCAGCCTTTCTGTTCATAAAAATAATTTACTAAAACGTCAGCGAAAGAAGGCACGTCGTTCCCTGACCACAACCGCTAATCAGGTATCGCGGCACAAGCAGATAGATGGCTACGCCCTCGTCACCTTTACCATCTCCGACAACGGGTCAATCACCCACGGCGTTCACTACGACGTACCCACAGCTTCGTTTGCTTACGTCTTACCACAGATGGCCCAGCAAGCTTTATTCACCGCACTAACAGAGGACACATTAGATGAAGATTAAGAACACCGAAGCCGAACGCATCAACTCCGAATGCACCGCCAAGGAACTTGGCGAAGCTCTCCAAGCATTAGACTTCGACGCCATCCCTGCCGACAAGCGAATGGATGCAATACGAGAACGCCTGAGTGAAGTGATGTTGGCCACCACGACGAAGCCACAGGAACGCAGTAAGGAACTATTCCAAAAAGCCGCGCACACCTACGGCCAGAACCGTAGACGTAAAGCCCGTTCCTCTATCATCATATGAGCAAGAACCAGAACGCGCCCGAAACGGGCGCACTCATCTCAGAGATGACAGACGCAGATCTCGCCAACCTGCTCCTTCAGGTACGCGCTGCTGAAGACGGTTTCGAGGGGTTCGTCCGTCTACTACATCCTGAATGGGACATCCCAAAGTATCAGCTAGAGTTCATCGACCTACTCGACAAACTAGAACGACGCCAACTAATGAACAGCAAGGGAGAGCCAGTCCATAACCTTCTCGTCAACATGCCCCCTCGTCACAACAAATCAACGCTCGCCACCAAGCTGTTCCCTGCCTACTGCATTGCACGATCCCCCTACATGAAGATACTCGTCTCATCTGCATCCAAAGACCTAGCCGAAAGCTTTGGAGCGGAAACCCGTGCTTACCTTACCAACCCAAACACAAAGCTGGCCTATCCAGAAAGCGGGATCTCGTCCAAAACTACAGCCAAAGCTGACTGGATCACCGACCTTGGCGGCCAATACCTAGCACTCGGCCAATCCGGCAACACCATCGGACGACCTGCCAACCTTCTGATCCTCGACGACCCCTACCCAAACAGGCAGGCCGCAGAATCACCCACCCAACGACGTGCAATCTGGAGCTTCTGGAACTCCGCACTCTGGCGTAGACGAGAACCCGACAAGGAAAACCGCCAGCCCATCACAATAGTGATCCACACCCGCTGGCATCCCAGTGACATCACTGGCACAATCCTAGACGGCGAAGATTTCAAGGAAGGCTTCTGGCATCACGTCTTCTACCAAGCCATATCCAAGAAGAAACGCCAAGGCCGCCTACCTGAGAAGCAGGCACTGTGGCCTGAACGCTTTCCCATCACGTGGCTAGAACGTGAAGAACGTGCAGACCCCCGTGAGTTCGCATCGCAGTACCAGCAACGCCCATATGTTGAGGGCGGGAACCTCATCCGTGGAAACTGGTGGGGCAACTACGACCCAGACCTATCCCAGCTA